TCTTGCAGAGCGTCGTTCGTCTCCTGCTCCACATAGTTTGGCAAGCCCAGGTTGTCGATGATGGTGTCCCGTATTCCCTTCTGCTGTGATAGATCCCAACCAGCTTTCTCGAAGAGACTCAGGATAGCCACCACATCCTGGGTGGCTATGGGGACAATAGGATCATAGACGATCCTGGGCATGGGTGTACCCTTCTCGAACTCGAAATGTGGGTTGAGGGCGAATAGCCGTCTGACTGCTTGGTTGTTGATCGACTCCTGGAAGCTCTGCAAGTTGGCTTCGACTGCTAGCGTGAAGTTGTCCGTCTTATCCCTGCTGAGAGCAAGACTGCCAGTTCCTCCCATCCCGAGCGCCAGGAACTCTGTGAACGTGCTCATGAGGATGGCTTTCGCCTCGGCCTCAATAGAGGCGGTTATGTGGTTGACTATATCGCCGTTTGTGGACGGCTGCAGGAACCCTATCTTAATGGTGGGGTTCCCATTCTGGTCCCAGACTTGGGGGGTGATGATCCACTTCTGGGCATCTGTTGTGATGTTGGTCAGGGTCTCGACCAGGCTATTATAAGAGGCTAGAGCGGATTCTGCTTCGGGGGTACTCGGATCTATGAATGGGGCATTGCAGATATTTCCCGGCACTTCTGCCCACGGTATTCCCGCACCTCCTCTTTCTATAATTATATTTCTATAATCTTCAAGATACTTCTTAGTCCTCCAAGATCGCCAGGCAGATCGCAGGACTGACCGGCCTTCTGGTGAGTCCTTGCCGGGGTCTGATCTGAGCAGGAGGATCTTCTGAATGGGGATAAATGTGGTTTTGTAATCCGGTGCTGCCAGCTGGGTGAAGCCCAATAGACGGGTTACATCCTGGGGATCATAATCCCAATGAAAAACGCTGTCAGGAGCACGGTAAGCCAGGTTGGACCATCCTATGAGGCCGTCATCGTACTGCGAGGACATCCGTTCATCTTCGTGATCTCCGGCTCGTTCCTTGTAGACGATCTCCAGGGGGAGGAATCCGTACTGTGGCACCGCACGGGCTGCGGTGGCGATGATAGTCTGCCAGCTGTGGGCCATGTCATCCATGCATTCCTGCAGGAACTCCGCAGAGCCATTATCTTTGTTGGCGTCGTCTACCGCATCCACCTTCCAGTGGGCGCGGCGGATGAAGACTGCGAAGGCACTGAGGGCGGCACCCACGAAGGCGTCATTATCACCCATCTCGGTGTAGGTCTTGAACAGGGCTTGACCCTGCAGCTGCGGGAGGAAGTCGCGTTTGATCCACCCCGGCATGAAGTACTGCAATCCTGAGCGCCCGTACTGCTGGCCAGCGAGCGCCCTTGGGCTCTGGATAAATTTCGGGTAGATGCCGCCGTTGGGGGCTGCTGGGGGCTGGGGGGATTGTGGCATGAGAGACTTCCTACTTGATGGGTACTTGATGCGGTTCTACAAAATCGATAACATGAGACTATGATGGAGATTTGGCTGCTCTATTTTTTCTTATCGGCCTTGTGCCGGTTGGTGCTCCGGCTGACTGCCCGAAGGTTGCGTTTGCTGTTGCTGCCGCCATTGCTGAGTGGGTTCTTGTGATCGGCTTCCCTCGGATCGCCCTTTGGGATGCCCAGCTTTCTCCTGGCTGCGTTCCTCTGTGCCCGTCGCTTGATCTGCTCGGGCTTCCCGTGGTAGCTGCGATATTCTTCCTTGTAATCCCGGGCCTTCTCTTTCTCCAGGACAGCTTTCAGGATCGGTATGCGCATGATCAAGAGTGCATCACTTCCAGGGGGGGATTCGTTTAGCTCCGACGAACGTGAGCTTTGTGACCGGCTCTCTGTAGTTCAGTATGCCCGCCACACAGATCTCCAGGCTGTCCGGGCCGTCGTCGTGGGCTTTCGGGTTGGGCGCGGCCTTGAGCTGGGCAATCAGCTCGGGATAGACAGATGGCCAGTCGCTCCTAAAGCAAAGCTGGCCGTTGGCATAGTGAGGTTGCAGAGATCGTATCCTGTCCACCTTTGGCGCGGTGTTCCAGACGGTTTCGAAGGGAACTATCACGCCCTCCTCTTTCTGGCGCCTTTTCAGGTCCAGAACGAACAGGGAGTCCCCTGGTGCACTCTTGGCGTGCCCCAGGGAGTTAGATTCTATGCGGAATAATAAGTATCTGTACTGTGCCTGCTTCTCGATGATCTTGGAGATGGACTTATCCTGATTATCCACCGACAGATCACAGTCCCAGACCAGCCATCTGCCGTCCGGCAAGACCAAGACGGTTATGAGACCGGCGTAGTCTGCGCCTCCCTCTGACGGGTCCAGGGCCCCAAATGCCTTGCAGGCTTTGAAGTCGACCTCTGCCGGGTCGATCTTGTGCATCAGGTCGGGGTTGAAGATCTTGCCCGCCGCGTCTAAGGGCCTTTGCTGGTATAGAGCTTCCCAGTAGAACGGACCGACTGCTATCCTCCGACGATCAAGCCATTCTTCGGGAAATCGTGTGGGCCAGTATGAGCCGCCCACTTTCCGGCCTAACGGATCCGGGCCGCCTTCTGCTATAGCAGGAACGCTCAGGACTTCCCAGTCTTCGCCGTCTTCTGACTCCATCTCGGCCACCAGACGGCCTACTAGGTCGTCCTCTGCCCAGCGAGTCATAATGACTACTACAGCGCTGTTCGGAGCAAGACGGGTGTACAGCGTTGACCTATACCAATCCCAGATCTTGTCCTGGACTACCTTAGAAGAGGCTTCTTCGGCGTTCTTGACTGGGTCGTCTATGATCGCCACCGAGGCACCGCGCCCAGTGATCGGGCCACCGACGCCTGCAGCCGTCAAGCCTCCCCGATGGCCTTTGATTCCCCATTTGGAGACTGACGAGCTGTCGGTGGAGACTGATGTACCCCAGAGGGGCGGCCCCCATTCTCGGAGCGTTTCTCTGGCTATCCGGCTGAAATCGTATGATAGGTCCGCGGCGTAGGTGCTGAGTATAACCTCTGAATCTGGGTTGCGGCCCAAGTACCAGGCAGGGAATTTCTTAGATGAGACCTCAGACTTCCCGCCCCTGGGCGGCAGGCAGAATATTGCTCTGTCACATCCTCCCTCGCCTCTGGTAGCGGCCTCGATCTCTTCCAACTTAGCACAGATCAGTTCAAGGTGTTTGGCCCTCTGCCACCTGCCCCCGCCGTCCAGCTCGAGGAAATCTAAGAGGTGCCGGGATGCTAAGACCTCTTTGGCCTTTCGCTCAAGCCCCCTTTTCTGGCGGGGCTTCAGCGGCTGCAACAATTGCTCTAAGCTGGGCATCGCTCAAATCCTCCAAAGCCGATGCCTTGCGGCTCTCGGGATCGTCCCCGGAAAGTTCTAGCTCCAGACGGGCACAATCAGAGAGCATCTTTGTACCCACCGGCCAATAGATTGATGCAGATCCCAGGGTGAGCTTGTGCTCCTCACCGTCCGATACTGCAAATTTATCCCCGAGGTTCACAGATAGAAGCTGCTTTGCCCGGAGCTTTCCGAGATTGACAACCTCTAGTGTGTCAACGATCTCTTGCACCGCCTCGTTTCGCTTCGCGTCGTGTTTCGCGGCCCTGATCTCTTTTCCGTCGGCGACAAGGTCTTTTAGATCCCATACGGCTATTTTGTATCGCCTGATGGTTTGATACAATTTTGGTTCGCCTAGATCGTCTGCTATCGCTCTAGGACTCTTTTTTTTCTTGAAAGATTCCTCTATGAAATCGATATGAGGAGCTAACTTTTCGAATGCCATAATAATCCCGATACAATGATACAAAATGATACAATCAAATGTCGCAAAAGAAAGGTGGCTGGTCGGTGGCCAGGGAAAGGAGGGATCGAGGAAGCCCCGGCCACCGGGTTGGGATGATCATCTTGGTGCCAGAAAACCTCTTTTCGGAGAGGCTGCCCTGAGCGCCTTCTCAACCCGGATGGCCTCTTCCACGAAATCCAAATCGTAGTTGCTCCATTCCTGGATGCATTTCCAATCAATATCGCAGCGTCGCGGCATAGCAAAGTTCCTCTCAGAGCAATAACCTCGAATAAGTTTTATCTTCTGCATGAAAAGCAATACCTGGAAGGGCGCGCGCTAGTTTGCCCGCTTCCCATTCTAGTCCGAATTCGTCGTGCCAGGGACAGTCCAGACCACGCATGTACTCATCGAAAGTACAATGATCCATGATCCGGTGACCATTGACATAGTAAGCCCAAGGAGCGGCCTTGAAGCCCTTGACCCCATCGATCCCACAACACGACCGCCAGGCCCGCGTGCCGGTCCAATCATCGCAGGTCAAGACCTCTAAGCCTATATCAGCACAGATCTCCTCTAGCTGGATGATTTCGGCCTCTTGGACCGCGGGAGACGGTATTCTGAAGTTGCTCCTTTGCTCATAATTCAAACACGACTCATTGACATAATCGTAACCCAATTTTTGGCGTAGTCGGTCTTTGTCCCTACCAGCATTGAACACCTTGAGGAAGTTGGCTTGGACGGTCCTTACTCCAGCATCATAAGCAGCGGACAGCAGGACTTCCAGATTGCCACAAAGGTCTGGTATGTAAGGCCACAACCGAAGAATGCAGGTCGCGCCCGCTCCTGTCAACGTCTCCAGTGCAGCTAACCGTCTCTTCCAAGTAGGCGCATTGGGCTCTAATAGCCCCAACATGACAGGATCTTCAGATGATATAGAACACTGGACGGCCAAAGGGAACTTGTCTATAAGGCCGATATAAGGCTCTTCTGTGAGCAGCCCCGGAAACTTGGTGGTTATGATAGTTGGATACTCAAAGTCTGCCAGGACACGCAACGTCTTTTCCAAGACGCGGAATGACCTTTCCACCGGTTGGCATGGGTCAGAAGCAGGACCAATCTGAACCGGATACCTCGCGTCTATTAGCTGCCGTTCCATACCACGCGACTTGTAGAATATATTTTCTATATATTTGATGGGTGACGGAGCAACCACGTTGAAGCTTTGGGACCGGCTTTTCCATCTTGCCCTCTGTGCCCACATCGAGCAATATATGCATCCTCCGCCACACCCAGAGTACGGATTCAGCTTCAGGGGCACCGGGCATATCAATCTATCTGCACCATCGCAGATAAAAAGTGGCCTTTGGTAGCCCCGGTTGGATTCCATCTACCTATTTCCGTGGTTTGGGGGTCTTCGGCTTATTCCTTTGCGGCAACTTCGAATGCGTTTCATCATAGCTTCCAGTGCCTTTTTTGGGCCCAGATCCTCCACACATATTTTATCACCTCGCAGAAAAATAATTGCCCACCCGACCAGGAAAGGAGGGATCGAGTATGTGGTC